CCCTCAAATCCATCAGTAGACTTAATATACATCTCAATCGTATGAGCACTATTATAAGATGCAGTATTATCTTCTCCCATCAAAATATCTTCATCGTTCAATGTTCTTGGAAGATAATAGACATCGATTCCATAAGTTTTTATGGATTCAATCATTAAGTTTTCGACCAATCTTTGTTCAGGAGTATCTGTCCCGTGATGATTGAAATATGGATTAGTTGCCATTTATTATCCTATTAAATGATCTACTGGTAATTCATATCGTAATGACATTTGTTCTGAAATGGTATCTAATTCTGTCTGTGCATCATCATACATTTGCCTACCATTTAATGTTACACCACCTGGCAATGTCATTCCCTCAAACTTAATAAGATTCTGACCCCATTGCTTTTTCATTAATGCTGTATTATATCTTTTGAGAAACATATCACTCCAGATATCAGAGTATGTAGCAGGATCAATAATTCTATCACATTCAACAATTATCCAATCATCTATATCTGCGTCTGCACCCCATGAAATATCAAGATAAAGTCTATCCATGTGTCGATTAAATCTAAACATTGGATTACCTGTGAACATTTCATTAATCAACATTATATGTTCTTGTGCAATTTCATGATTTACAAGACCTGTTCCCAATCTATGCATTTCATTTAATGCAAATTGATACTTAGAAGAAAACATAGAATTGGATCTAGAGTTATCATAGAAAGGAACAATCCTTCGAACTCCAATAATTGCTTCAGCAATTGCTATATATTTGTTATCGAAATCCCCTATTGCTGTTGCTGTAGAAGAATGAGTTGTTGCGGTTGCACCACTTGAATCTCCTGTAATAGTTTCATTAGTAGAAAAAGTAGTAGTAGTATTTGCGTAATACGTATTACCATCTCCACCAGACTTTACCTCTGGGTCTTTATATCTTAATGTAGTATTAGCACTATGATATGCGTGTACAGTTGCTTGAACACCACTTGTTCCACCAGTAATTTTCTCACCATCAGTAAAAGTTCCTGTAGGAGCTCCAGCTAATTTAAGAGTAGATCCTGATATTTGATGTTTTAAATACGTATTTTCTGTTCCATCAAAATGATATTCTTGAAAAAATTGAAGTGAATCATCAATACAATCTTCTACTTGATCATCATCTAAATTTAATTCTACTACTGGCCATCCCAATTTCCTTTTACAATAATCCTTAAAAGTTGCTCTAGTAGTTGGTTGTGTCATTTCGTTGCCTCCCCATATACTGTTATCATACCCTCTGCCAATCTTTCTACTGTAGTAGTATCACTTTGTGTATATTCAACATCATAAAGGTAGTTACCTGGAGATAGTGATGCTGACTGTGTTGCAGTCAATGAAATAGTACAGTTTGAACCTGCAACAGCAGTAGTTAAAGTAGTTATATTGTTTGAAGAATGCAAAGATTGACGCATCTTAGCGGCGCAAGTACCAGAAGAAATAGTGACATTCTGGCTTGCTGAATTCTGTGCGGTAAGTACTTTTTCAAACGTGCAACCTTGATCTAATGCAATGTTTACAGTTTGTTTTTGGAGGGTCAACGCCACAATCTTCTCCTTTTATAATAGTGTATTTTATATAGTTATTACTATACTATTTATATCATAAGGAAATCTGTGGCTTTTAATTTAATTAAATTGTTTGAATATATTGTCTTTTTCTTCCAAATCTGTCAGATATTCAATACTGGCGTTCTTTCTGAAAAGATTAATACGTGAATTAATAGACTTAAATTTTTTGACATTAGATTCTATCTCTTCAATATTTGTAACTCTCTCTAAACTGAATGAAGAAAAATTATAATCTGAAAGAGAGAAATCAAGGACAATATCACCTTTACTAATTGAAAACCATAAATTATTGTCTATTGCGAAAGCAGTATTTATAGGGCGAGTCCATTTTCCAATATTGAAAGTTGCATTAAGATGTAGGGCATTTTTTATTGGATGAGGTAAATCGTTAAGAGTAATTAAAGCATTATCTTGATCTTCAACAATTAAAAACAATCCCAAACGTAATTGAAAGGTATAATTTTCATGAAAATTTGGATTTACAGGCTCATCTATTTCTAATATTTCTCTTATTGCTACAATATCGACACTTGTATGATCTGAATCAATAATAACAGATTCATTTTTAAGTGGTAGATTGTGTCCAATGTCTAACTTAAATTTTAAATCTATAGGACTTCTTACTATAAATCTATTATTATATGCTTGATAAATTGAAGGACAAGATGATGCCATTGAATTCAATTTAAGAATACCATAAGATTCTAAATCTTGAAACAATGCCAGAGGTACACATCCTTCAGGCGATTCTAAATAATGAAAATATTTTACTTTTCGTTCTTTTCTAAAGTCTTTCATCAAAATTTTTAAAATCCATAGTATAAAAATCTTCCCATTTTCCTTTATAATCATTCGGTGTCGGTCCTACTAATGCATCATAAGCATGATCAGGATTTGCTCCGTCTTTCTCTACAAAATGAAAAAAGGATTGTAATACAACAGAAGGTGCAGGCTGGATTCTTTGATGGGGTTCATCACATCCTTTATAATACACCCCACAGCCAGGCTCTAAAGTAAAATCAAGATCTGTTGCATTTTCTGGAGTAATTTGTAATGACCACGGCTCACCTAAATGACAATACGTAAAACTAATTTCACATGATGGTCTATCTTGATGTCTTGCAAGAGTTGATCCAGGCATATATAATCTAGTAAAACAATATGTTGGAAGTAATTCTTTTCCATACAAATGTGAAAAGGGTTTGATTAATCTTTTATGCATACATCCGACTAATACATCCTTACCAAAATCAATACTCCCCCTATCACTTACTACACCTGTGATGTTATTTTCTTTTTCATACTGTTTGTCAGTCCAAGTAAATCGTTCTCTTGCGCCCTCAAGAATATATCTCCCCATAAAATAATCATAGATATATTCATCTATAGGATCATCTAAACGTATCATTCTGTGTTCTAAAAATTGATTTACCGCCATGGCCTCCCCATATACCAAAAAACAACTGACATTCTTTGGCCTGTTGTAACAGGTGTTACACTATGTCTTAAAAAACTTGGAAATATTAATATGTTACCTCTTTTATTAAGAAATTCTCTATCCTCATCTCTTATTACTTCTTCTCCATACATGTTTAAAAGTGATATATCACCCCCTGTATAATTTTTGTCATCACTTAAATATAATATACATGATAATTTTCTTATGTAAGGCTTTGGGGGAAGATTATACCAAAACAACTCAGAATCAACATGTGTAGAATAATAATCCTTATCATCAGAAAGGTAAAGAGCAGTTTGTAAATCATAACACCCTCCTGAAATATCAACATCAAAATGTAAAATATTTGCTTCTTGAACTTGAGCATCTATTTTTCGAAAAAGTTCTACCAATTGAGGTCGTGTAGTCCGCCCTCTATGAATAAATTTTGTTTTCGTTGATCTAATGTCATGATCAAGGTCACCTGAACCTTCCCCAACTTTTCCATCTAAAAATTCAGCTGATCTATCTAATTCTATAGAAGTAATACTATCTACACATTCTTCTTCAGTTAAAACATTAGAAATAATTAAATATTCACTTATCATAATATGTTTTTAAATTTTCTACCTTATTTAATTTCTCTTGTGCTTCTTTTGCTCCAGGCTCCTCAGTTAGTTGATCTTCAAAAGGAAATTGTGTTTGAACAACCGATCTTGGTGGTTGCCATCCTTGTGTGTCTACTTGTTCATTTTTTTGATGTACGGGTTCTTCTTTAGTTTTTATTTTATTCTCCTCAACAGCTTGTTTATGTTTCTGTTTCATTTTTCCTGCATATACACTTGGCATAATATCATAATAACCATCAGTAATTTTTTCATCTATCCATTTTTCAATTTGAGGATCATTTAATCGATATACTCTTGGCCATTTTTTTCTCAATTCTGCTGATTGAGGATCATCAACTAACATTTGATAAAGTGCATCAAATTTACGTGCACCAATAATAGATTGATCCTGTTGTTGAAGAGCTTGTTCTCTTTGTTGTGAAATACTTTGTTCTGTAATATCATTAAAAAATGTATTTTGTATTAATCTCCCATGCTTCTTATCTCTTTCAGTAAGGCCAGGATAGT